CTGTCAGATGTCAGTGCTCCATTTTTCATAATGTCATCTTTTCAATAATATTTGATACCGTCTTATTATAGAACAAATTTATATGTATGCCAGCCGAAGCTGACTTAAGTTTATCTGACTGAACCTAAATAATAACTAGGGTTCAAGTGACGATCCGCAACATAACACCAATTACCAGATGCGCCCTTATAAACGATATAACGATAACCAGCTGCGTAGTTATCAATATAACCTTGATACTTGATAGATTCGCCTTTGTAGTAATATTGGTAAGTTGCGTTATATCCAGCACCATGCCAGATCATTAGCCGTTGATTAGGTGTAAAAGTGCCGTCTTGTGCATGAACACCATTCGGCAATGCTGAATTGGTAGTAGTTTTTTGCACCTGACTAGCAGTCTGTAAAATCTCAACATCTGATTTATTAAACCAGCTATTAATTCCTGAGAGACGAACTTGTCCATTTTGTTCACCTAAAACAGTATAAGTCTGACCTTTAACCCAACTAGGAATTAAATAACTACCAGACAACAAACCATACCGTTTTGCACTAAAGTTTACTTTAACTTTATAATTAGTTGCAATCTTAGCTTTAGACGTATTATCGGCTTTCTGTCCTTGTTTAACGGCAGTGGTTTCTGTCTTAGGATTATTGTTATTACTATAACCATTTTTAGTAATACCAGTTAAATCAACATCTCCATCTAATCCACCAGCAACATAAGTTGAGGTAAATTGGAAAATTGCTACTCCATCATGAGATGGGAAATAGTTGTAATTTGGAATTGGAGTTACCTGATAGTTTGGATATTCAGCTAACCAAAGCATTGAACCAAAAATAGAAACAATTTTGTTTAAATCAATATTTGACTTTAGGAAACCAAGATAGCCATAAAGAACTGGCGTATAGCCGGCATCTTTAAACTTTTGCAAAGCAGAAATTAACAATTGGGTATTTTGTTGATACCCTGCTGACTGTCCCTTTTCAAAATCGATCGCTATGATTGACCCTTTAGGAGTTTGCACATTTTGCAATGTATAATTCACTAACTTATCGGCAGTTGCTTGATTATAAACATTTTCCCACCAAATATAAGTGTGCATACGTTTACCGGCAGCAATCCCCGATGCAACTTGAGTCTTATAGGTGAATTGTGGGTATAGTCCATCTGATCCTGTATATCCTCCAAGTTGAGCTATTGCGAATTTATCGGTTGAATAACCAAACTGTCCATTCATTCCCTGATACTTAGCCCAATCAACCCCCTGTTCACGTACTATTGCAGCTTCCGTAACTTGGACTGTAGCTGTAGTTACCACAAAGCCCAATAGGAAAAACGATACAACTGCAACGAACAGTTGTGATAATTTTTTCTTCATTTTCTCACTCTCCTCGTTTAAATTTGTGTATATAAAAACAGCTATCAAAAATTGATAACTGTCTTTATTGATTTATTATGTTAATTAATTGAATTATTTTTCTTTTTGATCAGCAATATTTTCACTCGTATCGAAGCTTACCGTTGCTGGTTCACTCATGACACCGATTAAACCTAGGATAGCCAGAACAGTATTAATACAAGCGACAATCGCACTTAAATCACCTGTAAATTTGATACCGGCAGCTGCAAAAATCTGTTGAACTAGAATCAAAATCAACGAGATTAATCCAGCAAGCATTTTGCCGTTAATCTGACCATCTTTGTCAATAAATTTAGACTTAATATTTTTCATCTTTATACCTGCTTTCTTAATTTAAATGTGTCAATAACTGTTCAATAACAAAAAGGATCAAGGGCAAAATAATAGCCACCCACATTGTGCGTGACCACCATTGACTATTTTTCTTCAAGTCTTTAATATCTTGTTCATTTTGCTTACTGAGTTGATATGCTTCCTCAGTTTTTCTAGCAGTATCATTAACACCTGAAGTATTAGCTTCTACTTTCGCTAATCGCTGTTGAATATCCATTAATAATTCAATTACATTTACATCCTGATTTTTTTCGTCCATTTGCGATCACCGCCTTTTAGGCAGCATCTTCGCTAACAAATTTAATCAATTTTGGCTTAGCAAGTGCGACCAAATCATTTTTTGACAGACTATCCAGCGCCTTATCTGTATCGTCCGGCAACACTTTAACCGTTGCGTTGACATATTGTCCTGCGTTGTCTGTTCCGTAAAGTCCGATCGCTACAACCGTTGTTGTTCCGTCTGTATCTAGTGTGTAGTTAATGCTGTTTGCTTTGATTTCCATGAAAATCACTCTCCTATTTTTGTTTTATTATTTTCTTTAATTCACTAATTTCATTTTGCATTGTGTCTAATTGTGTTTTTAATTCATCATTTTGTTGATATAAATCCTGAAGCGCTACAATAGCATAGCCAAGTGCATTACCATCGTCACGGCCTTTTCTATCGTTTGAAACCCAATCATCCGGTACATAATATTGACTAACCTCGTTTACATCGTCAATAATGACTGAATCATGATATGAACTCGAACCGTTTTTAACTTCATCTTTATATTGATACCGATAAATTTCAGCTTTTCTAATTTCATCTCGAACAGTTTTGGTATTGAGTTTTGAAATATTTGTTTTTCTTGACAGTAAAGATGAATTAACAAAAGAGTTTAAGACGTGTAGACTTTTTACCTGTGTCCATTCGCCATCAACTTGTAACCCTTGCGTAGTGTGTATGCCTGCGTTTATCGTTAATTTATTCGCATTTATAACGGTCTCGCCTATTGAGTATAACCAGATGCCGTTTGCTTGAACGACAACATTTTGTCCCGGTGTGCTGGTAGAACCCGTGTAACTAGGCCAGTCAGCAGTACCGACAAGGATGCTAGGCTGATCAGCGATAAAGTTACCGTAGTTTTTTCCTGCTTTAATAGCAGCACACCAATCTTGATCACCACCAAGCATTGCTAAATGCCAACTTGCACTTACACCGCCGCCATTGACAATACCGTAGTATCCTGTATCAATAACCCCTGCTTGTTTTCCAGTGTTATCAGTCAATAATGCCGATCCGCCACCGCCGTGAATTTTGATACCGCCGAGTCCCATGCCTACACCGTGTTCTATTACTCCATAATCGTCAACAGGCGGTTTAGCTCCGGATGACATACTTGCGATTGTTCCCCAGACATCCAAGTTTGAAAGTACCAGCTTACCGCCCTGCATAAACATACCTTGACCAGCATTGTCATAAACTTGAATATTACCTTTTTGAATCCATGTGTTATTACCATGGTTGTCGTAATCATGTATGCCGTTGCCATCGATCCAGGTGTCATGTCCTGAATTAGACTGATGGAAAGCGACGCCGGTTAATGTCCCAGCTGTAATGTTATCGGCATTAAAATTGATACCATTAACATCCGCAAAATTTAACATACCACCTCTGATTTTACCGGCATCAAGTGAACTTATTGCAGCATTCGGTATCACAACTGGATTACTACTGTCAATCTTTACATGATCACCGGATAAAATAATGCTTTTATTACTATTGTTGACTCCATGAGCGTCAAGTAGGATTCCGTTACCATTCATGCTTATTAAATTATGATAATCAGCACCGCTGACTTTTGCTTGTAATGTTCCAGCCGTGGCATCAATTAATGTCTGTGCTTGAGTATAATCTACAAAATTGTCAACATATTCACCAATAGTAGTTGCCGGTGTTACCATAATGCGGGTTGTAGAAGCTTTGGCATTACGCTGAAAATAAATTACAGCTCTGGCTGCATTAGTACCATCGGGGACGGTGAAATTTTCATCTTTAAACGTCTTAAATCCACCACCTGTGTACCTTCCACATTTTGTAGCATAAAAACCCGATCTAACCTTAGTACCAGCAACCCCATCGGTAAACCATTCAATTTGTAATTGAACGATCCCACTAATTGCCTGCCACAACTTTATATCCGCCCTAGCACTAAGTGACTGTTTTGCTCTTACTGCAAAACGTGGAGAAGCACAACCATACCACGTATCACTAGTCTTATCAGTAATTTGCCCAACCAACGAATGATGTCCTTGTACCGTATCACTATCTGCATCAGAATAGTAGAATCCGCCAGATCCTACTTGTGTCCAACCTGTCATACCAGTGAGAAAACCACCATTAGGTACTAAATTAACTTGACCCAAGCTATTAATTTGTTGCGTAGCAGTAGTTAATTTTTTACTGAATTCCGTTGCCGTATCTTTTGTGACATTATCAGCATAACTTTTAGCATTATTCAAAGCATCATTAGCTTTGTTTGTAGCATCTGAACTAGCTGTATTTACTGCTGAGGTTTTAGCAGCATCGGTGTAGCTTTTTAGATCAGTTGTTATACTTCCTGCTTTAACATCAACTAATGTCTCTGCATATGATTGTGTAGCGAGTTCATTAAAATTAGGGCACCACGGTGTAGCATTAGAACCGGATTCTAATTTCAATTTACTAAAACTAGCACTGCCCGCAGTTTCGTTATAAGCTGCTTGATAATTAATACTTGTAATCTTTTTATTCGCAACATTAAAAGTAGAGGTTATCCTTTGGCTTCCGGAAGCTGTTGTTGGATATACCCATGCTCCATAATAGCCTTTAGTACCATCTTCTAAGATTGTTGATATTTCCCAACCCAATCTGTTTGGAAGGCTACTACTTGAAGCAAAATTAGACCATGTAACATCGACAGATATTGTAATAGTCTGTCCCCGTATATTAGAATTCCAGTCGTCTATTGTTGTCGTTCCTATTTGTTTACTACTAGAACTTGCTATCGTAACTGTATTAGGACTTGTCCCTACTAGTAAATTTGCCCCTACTACACTATCTTGCACTCGTTTCGTTACAGCAGTCCATTTTTCTGTAAATTCCTTACTCGTGTTTGAAATTTTATTATCATAATCAGTTTGCAAAGCGGTTGCTTTACTATTTGCATATGATTTAGCATTATTTAAAGCATTATCCGCTCTGCTTTGTGCATCGTTTTGCACATCCTCGGGAGCAGGTCGCCAATCAGTAGCCTTATTCCCGATCTCACCCTTGAAATGTCTAAACTTAACCGTAACTGTACTTCCAGTATTATTAACTACACAAACCGTGCTATTATCGTATATGCTTACTTTATTGCTATTTCTACTGTCAGAGTTGATTAAGGTAACCCATACTTTATTCCAGACATTCGGAATAAGCTTTGTACCTGTTCCACCGCCCATAGAACTATTGCTAGTCCTGAGGCTTACATTATCGTTGTCATTACCTCCCCATGCGCTAACACCATAAGGATATGTGTTTGTATCACTATTCCAGATTAGTCCATCAACGCTAGGTTTAATCTCTACAGAATAGGTGTACGACTGCCCCCAAGGTATTTCATGCTTGGTAGCTGCATTATTCTGTAAACCACCACCCCATGAACCACCAGCTCCATTTGCAATAGTAAGTGTCCTAATATCATTTGTAGAATCATATGCAATTTGTGTTGATGACGCTGCAACTATATTACCTAAAGGAATTAAGTTAGTTCCGCCGATTGCAAGATTATTGACTTTATCATTTGCATAATTCTTAGCATTATTAGCTTTGTTTGTAGCATCATTTTGCAATGTAGTCTGCACGCTACTCAAACTAGCATTGAACTCTCCAGCCTTGGCATCAATCGTTGTCTTGGCATATCCCTGAGCGCTTTCCTTAGCCGACTCAATTTGTGCTTTTAAACCTTGAGCAGTAACATCAATTTTATTAGTTCCATCTTTATTAAATAAACCTTCATATGTTTCATCTGCTGTCTGTTTAACTACATTAAGCGCAGTAACCGTTGCATTATCTGCTGGATTAGCTGACCAATCAGTAGCCACAGAACCTTTTTCAAGTTTCATTCTTCTTATGCTATTTTTTGTTCCTGCCTGAGTTCTAACAAAAACTTTAACAGCAGTACAGTCTGATTGAGTTGTAAAAGTCATGCTTCTTCTATCTGTAGTATTATAACTAGCGACTAAAGGAAAATTATGATCTTGATAGTTAGAAGTGACGTTATTTTTATCTTTATATTCAACAACATATAGGGTTAGGCGTTTATCAGCGCTTGACTGAAATTGTAAATTCCATCCTAACGTATATTGCGTTAATGGCGATATACCATTTACAAACTGTGTAACGTCGATACTAGAATTTGATGATGTTGCATCTACTGTTAAGACATCTCCACCTAATGAATGACTCGTACTACTGTATTCCCAATCGGATGCATTCCAATCCTGAGTTCTTTTAAGCAAGTTGGTTCCCACTGCACTATTGTTAACTTGCGTCTGCAATGTTGCTACTTTACTTACTGTACTCGTTACACCCTCAGCAGTAGCATCAATTTTTTGTTCTGCATTAGTAACTCTGCCTGTCAATGTGTCGAAATCAGTCTTAGATGTTTTCTGTTTCACTTCATTAGACAATACGGATAGAGAAGATGAGTTACTTGTTACTGTTTGACTTAGTGTATTAACTGAATCTTGAGATGCTTTGAGGGTTATACCTTTAGTATTAGCGTCAATTTGAGCTTGTTGCTGAGTGTACTTTTTATTGACGGAATCAATATCAGTTTTAGTCGCAGTTAAATCAAATTTACCGTTGATCTTATCAATATTCTGATTGATGTCAGTTATACTACTGTCGTTGCCGTTTGCTTTTTTCAAAGCTGAATCAGCTGTTGATTTAACAGTTTTTAATTGATCGACTTGATCAGAAATATCTGATTTAGCTTGCGTAATTGACTGATTTAACGTGTCCGTCTTGCTGCCAAATTTAGCATCAACTGATTTAAGATCATTTTCAGTCTTACTCATATCGTCACTAATACTTGCTAGACTCTCCTCAGCCTTTTCAAAGCGTGCCTCGGTATCTTTTCGCATTTGATCAGCGTCTTTTTTACCCTGGGCGACTTCATCTGCAATTTCTTGAGCAGTCATATCGCCGACTTCCAACTTCCATGCTTTATCTTTAGCACTGTATATCCACATTTCTTTTTTGTCACCGTTTTGACGATAATATATATCACCATCCGTCAACGTTCCGTTAAAAGTTAAATGATTAGGATCTTCAGCACCTCGATTAATTGCATTCTTACCATTAGCAGCAATTTGAGCTTGATTAGCAACATTTGATACTGACTGAACTGTACTTGATATACCGTTAATAACACTTGATAAACTCGTGTTCCCACTTGTTAATGATTGATTAACAGATACAAATTTCAATTCTGTAAATTCATGATTCAACGGATTATATTTGTAACTATTTAATCGCATTTGAATATCAACATTATCACGTTCATTAATTAGCTGGATTGTGTCCCAAGGTTTGATTGTTTCCAATTCTGCTACATCCGCATATTCACGAGTATTTTTTAAACTAATCATGCTAACGTCAGCAGTAACGGTTGGATCATCTAAGTGACTCTCACTAAATTCTTTAGCCGCTGCATTGCGCAATGCAGTATAAGCCTCATCAACAGTTTTATAAGCATTATCATCACTTGAGCTATTTCCATCTGATACTTTAATATCATCATATTTAACTTCTTTAACAATCGGATCACCATAATTAGCTAATTTTGGACTATCAACATAAATTTCTGGCAATGTTAAACCATTATAGCCGACTGGTCTAATTCTAGTTACGACTGTTGTATCGTCCCATTTAACATTGTAGCTAGATAGGTTTTTCCGCCACCTGATCTGTACACCATTGTCTGAACCACGTTGTTTAAACATTCTGATATTGAAGCCATCACGTTTAATTTCTCCACCCCAACGGTTTACAAATGAATTATCCGTTGAGCTGTCAATTAACCAAGTTAAAGGATTCAAACGAACAACTTCACTATTAGCAGTGCTATCAATATCAGAATAAAAATTAAATCTAGTAGAATTAGTCAAATTGGATTTCATCTGATCTAATGCAGATTGTCCATTTTTACCCATGATATTTGTGTGTTCAATCCAGTTGTTGTTGAACTCATTGGCAACTTGAAAAGCGACAACACTTAAAATGCCATCGCTTTTTTCAAGGTTATAGATTTTAAAAATATTGCCCTCAACATCTGGATCATCGGCTTTAACATACATTCTTCTACCAATTCGATTGCCACAAATACCCGAAAGTGGATAATCAAACGATAGTTTAAACGTACCATTAGCCGATTCTTCAATGATTGGATTAATGATGTCATGATCTAATACACCTAACCCATTACTTGTAAATTTCGTTTCTGTTGTATCATATAAAATTATCATTAGAGATATACCCACCTCGGTTCAATTTGTATTTTTGATATTTTCTCACTAAAAGAAATAGAGTTATTCCCGACTTTTAATTCAGGAAAAACTCCACTCATGTAGCTATTCATATTTGTGTTTTGATAAAAACAATCCATTAAATAACTGTCTAAATCGTAATAATCTTTTTGCATATCGAATGTGATTGTGTCTGAATTAACTTTTAATGTTCCTTGACCTGCTCCAGAACGATATAGCCGAATCAATGGTAATGCTTTATACGTTCCAATGTTATTAACTGTTCCACTTGTAGTTAAAATAATTGGTTGTATATTCTTTAAATGTTTCAATGGTCGACAACGATAAACAACTGAAAAATTCAGAATAACGCCTTTGTCAACCGTTGCATTGCTAATTTGGATATGATTGAAATATAAATTAAAGCTCCATTCATCAGTTGAAACATAATTGCCTGACCTTAAGAATGAAACGGCCTTAGAATACGCCTGATAAACATCATTAAAATTATAAATAGCAAATTTAAAAGTATAATTTACGTCTTGAAGCCCTTCATCTGTAGCCATGCTACCATCTCGACCATTAACAGAATAGAAGGTTGTGTTTTGTTCAGCTGTTAAAATATCAGGATAATCTACTAAATAGATCCCTTGCTTTTCAGCTGATTGATTATTAATTAAAAAGTCCAAATTATACTCCTCCTATTCCAAATTGATTTAATGTTAAGTTATCACCCATAGCACTAGACATATAAGGCGCTGTTAATTTTGCAAAAGTTTTTCCATCGACTTGTAAATAAATCGGCCGGTTATTGGCTGGCATATTAGCCGCTATACCTTTACCTATTCCAGCTAGGTTTTCTGCGTTCAATGGTAATGCTGCTTCCGGCCCTGCTTCACCAAGTCCATTGAATCCACCATTTGTAGGGAACAAAGTAGGTTGATCAAAAATACCACCTTTTGCATACCAATTAACCCCAACGTGTGGAATTTTACCTTTCAATGGATTAAATGAACCAGATAGGCTGAAATGAGGTAATGGAATACGTGGAATTGAGATGCTTGGAAATCTCAACCTGAAGTTAAATAATCCCTTAATCGTCTGAACAATACCACTAATTACTGATTTAGCTGCATTAATTGGCGACACCATAGCATTTTTGATTCCATTCCAAACGCTTGATGTTACGGATCTAATTCCATTCCAAACTGAACTAACTGTGGATCTAATCCCATTTACAACACTAGATACAGTTGATTTAGCACCATTGATTGCACCACTAATTACCGATTTAATACCATTCCAAACTGAACTAGTTACTGATTTAATAGCATTCCAAACACCAGAAATAATAGATTTAGTAGCATTAATTGAATTAGAAACACCCGATTTAATAGCATTCCAGACTGAGCTAATTACAGATTTTATGCCATTCCAGATATTTGATGTTGTTGATTTAATTCCGTTCCAAACATTGGACATTGTTGTCTTAACACTATTAATTGCATTTGATACACCTGATTTAATTCCGTTCCAAATACCATAAATAAAGGACTTTATCCCGTTCCAGATTGATTGAGTTGTTGACTTAATGCCATTCCAAATATTTTTCATTAAGTCGCTAATTGCTTTCATAGAAGAATTAAATTTAGATTGTAATCCACTCCAAAATTGAGTAAACCACGTTTTGACGCCAGTCCATAACTGTTTTAACCAATTTACAAACTCAGACCATAATTTTCTACCTGTTTTAGTCTGCGTGAAAAAATACACCATAGCAGCAACAACCGCAGCAATTGCGGCTGCTATTAACGTATATGGATTAATTGCTGCTACTATATCAAACGCTTTTTGCGCTGCCGTTGCTAATTTTGTTGTGGTTGCAAATGTTTTAATTGTTTCAGTTACAGTATTAATAATCTGCATAGTTTTGAATGCACCAACAAGCCCTACTACAGCTGTTGCCAGTATTTTAAACGCAGTAGAATGTTGTTTGATTTCCTGTAAACCTTTGATTACTAATTTAAATGCACCAACTACACCATTACTGATCGTATCAATAAGCCCTGTCATATTTGCTTTACCGATTGAATCAATAACTTTTTGAATACCATCAACAATATTGGCTTGTAAATTACCAATAGCACCCTCGAATGTGCTTGTTGATTTAGCGGCTTTTTTAGCAGCATCTTCCATACCTAATTGCATGATAGCTTTGTTAAATTCACCAGCGCTAATTTGTCCTTTTTCCATGGCGTCTCTAAAATTACCAGTGTATGCTCCGTTTTTCTTCATAGCTTCCTGTAATTTCCCTGAAGCACCGGGGATTGCATCGGCTAATTGGTTCCAGTTTTCAGTAGTTAGCTTTCCTGCTCCAGCAGTCTGAGTTAATACCATTGCCACACTATTAAAAGTATCTGAATTACCACCGGCCACCGCATTTAGATTACCTGCTGCCTGTGTTAATTCAGTAAAATGTGGCACTCCGTTAGCTGCTAATTGAGCCGTAGTATTCGCCACCGTGTCTAAATCGTAAACTGTCTGATCGGCGTATTTTTTCATTGAAGCACTAGCTGTTTTAATAGCAGATTTACCAAATCCGGCAAATTGCATTGTGCTGTCGAATTTTTGCATCGCATCGCTGGCACTGGCGCCTTGACTAATTAAATCTCCTAAACCACCAATTACATTTTGAACGGCACTACTTGCTGCCCCAGCAACAGCTCCAAAGCTAAGCTTCTCTTTAAAACTTCCCAGGGCACCGCTAGTAGTTTTTGATTCACGTCCCAAACTATCCATTTTAGTTTCTAATTCTGCTACATTAGTTTTTGCGTTATTTAACTTAGTAGCCATCTGCATTGCTTCAGTGCTATTTTCACCATAGGCTGATTTTGTCTCTTTCAGTGCTTTTTCTAAATTAGAAACCTTATCCCGTGCATTTCCTAAAATTGAGCCTAATGATTTTTGTTCACTTGCTAACCTTTCAGATTTGCTTGCCGTTTCACCTAATTCAGCTTGCTGTAATTTATAAGCTGATGTTAATTTTTGCTCTTTTGCATCTAATTGCTGTGATTCAGTTGATAGATTAGCAAGCTTGTCTTTTGCATTTAAGGATTCTTGTCCTTCTTTACTTAATGCTTCATTAACTTCGGTTAATCTGTTTTTTAAATTAGTCTGAACACGTTCGGCATTAGCAAGTTTTCCGGCCATATTGTTGAGCTGCGTGGTAGTAGCTTCGCCACTGTTTTTCATCTTAGTAAATTGCTCTGTCAATGTTTCAACTCGATGATCAGCAGCAGTTAATTGTGTCTGCAATTTCTTTTGTTCATTTGCTAATTTTTCTGCTGTACTGGCATTATCGCCCATAGCAGCTATATTTGCCTTATATTCTTTAGCAGCTGCATTCATTACTGAGTTAATCTCTTTTAATGACTGTGCGAAACTAACCTCACCAGTTGATTTAAAATTTAAAACAACGTTCGATTTTATGTCTGACAAATTATTTCCCCCTTTCTACAAGAATGGAACTTGGTCAACGTAGACTGTTTCAACTTCTTGAATCGCATCTGGATTATTCATTTTTAACCACAAAATATACTGTTTCATGAACAAATTAGGTGTAATTTTTAGAAACTCTTCTAATTTATAACCAAGTAAAGTTGTTCCTACAAATAAGTAAAAATCCCAAGGCGTATCAGTAACTACACCTTGAGAATTTGTCATTTTTTTCCCTGTTTAATCTTTTCTCCGTCTGCTGATTGAAAATACTGACCCTGCCAAATCTCAATTACTTGTTTGAAAATATCAGCTACATCTTTGATTGAGATTGCCTGTTTTAATTCTGCTGGCGTACATTCTGTCCCACCTGAGCGCACCATTCCGTAGATCATTGCCATCATTAATTTAAAAGTAGCACCCGTTGACATATTAACCTGTTTGCCCTGGAGCATTTTATTCATGTCTTTTTCAAATTGTGGATAGGAACTTCCGTACGCTTCTTCAATAAAATCAAACGACTGCATATCGAAACGTACAGGAATATCAACACCCTGAATTTTAATGATGTCTTGCTGATCATCTAGTTTAATTAAGTCCTTAAGTTTAGCCATTAATTAGTACCCCCAGTTGTCTTTAATTGACTAGCATCATAAATAACTTCTTTAACAAAATCATCAATGGTCATTGCTCCATCACGAACGCTAGAAAACTTAGTATAAATTACATGATTATTTCTTAAACCAGCTGTATTGATTGTCATACTTGGATCTTGTTCCTTGAATGTATCTTCGCTAGTGTCATATTCATCTGATAAAGCTGGATCTAACGTACAGGACGGGAACCAATAAGCATCGTTTTGTCCATCTGATTTGGGAGCAATAAATCCAAAAGCAAACTCCGGCATTTCTTTTGCATCTGCGTTTGCTAAGGTTACACCTTTATTTGCTGTCTGACCGTATAGTAGATCCAAGAGTGCAATTGGAAATCCGATGTGATCCAATGAAATTTCTTGTGAAGTTTCCTGAGTTACAGTTGCAATCTTAATATTTGAAGCATAAATATCGGTTGCCTTACCGTTCCCTTTAATTTTAATTTTCTTTGCATTACTTAATCGCCAAATTTTTGTATTATATTCAGGATTAGTCGAGGTTGTGTCTTTAGTGTCTTTCATTGCGACTAATAAATCACCTACGCCAACTGAATATTGAATATCATTTGCTTTACTTGCTGTTTCTGTCATTATTTAATCATCCTCTCAATTTTTTGAGCCATAATTTGCTCGATTTTATTTCTATTTTGCTCCAAAGTATTTCGTGCAAAATGTTGCGCTCGTTGTTTACTTGTCCCGTTTTCAACGAATCGCCAGTAATACGATTTATCACCAAACACGACTTGGACATTATCATCATTAACTTTGACTGATACATCATTTTTAGCATGATGCATTCCTCTAGCCCAAGTTGGTATGTTTGGCGTTAATTGCTCTAAATAAAAATCAGCAGCTTGTTTTAATGATTCCTGAGCTACTGATTTATCAATTTTTATTTGATTTAATTGTCTTGCTAAATCCTCGAATCCATTATCACTCATCTTCTTGCACCTCCATGTAGGTATAAAAGTGATTGACAATCGTATCATTTTCATCTTCTACCTGCATGACGATTGGTTCATAGCTAACATCTTTAAATGCTAATTTGAATGGCTTTAATTCTTTTTCTGTACCGTTCGTAAACAAACTTATTTGATATTCTTGAATGTATTTTTGAGCTAGATTACTAGATCTAATCACCTTTTCATTAACATATTGATATACATAATAAGGCAATGGAGTATCTTTTGGAGCTAAATCTCGATAGACTGGCAATCCTAATGACTTCAAACGTGTTCGCATTTCATTAAAACTAATCAACATAATCTAAACTCAACTCCTCATATCCATTGTCTTTGTCTGCATAGATTCTAGTAATTTTATAATCTGTTCCATCTACTCTTACACGATTACCTTTTTGCGTGATTTTACTATCATATCTAATTCTGATTCGCTTAACTACATCTGTTTTTGCCTGAACTGCAAGATATTTTTCTGTTGATGTGATACCCAAATCTTCATAGAAGATATTCCTAACCAACCCCCAGCCTTGTACAGGCCGGTCATCTTCATCAACAGTGTTAACGAGTGAAAGTAAACTAGCAGTCCATCTTAATCTATTAGTTAGTTGACTCTGTTTGACTTGACTCACTCGTTAATACCTCCAATCCAAAAATCGGTTCCAATGCAGATAAAGCCTGTGCTAAATCTTCACTAGACGAACGATTATCATTCATTACGGTAGCAACCATAATCACCAAATAATCTTGTGTTGTACCTAATTTTTTAGTTACATATCTCGTTGCGGCATCAATATAAAATGACAGCATAGAATCGTCCATGCCATCCTCAAATCTAATATGTTCTTTTAGTTTTGCTAAAAGAGTGTTATTTGTGTCACTTGCCATCTATGCTATCACCTCAGTCCCTATTTGCTTGTTGAAGCAGTTTTAGGTGAAATTAATGCAAATCCCTTAGTAGTCAACATACCGAAGTCAACAATGGTGTATGCTCCATAGTCCGTTGAACGACCTTTAACATGATCTTCCTGTGCCAATGACATAGCCTGATTTACATTTTTAACAACAGTATCAGCAGCATCACCGATTAATACTTCACCATCAAGCACACCAGCATCAACCTTAACTTCGTGACCAAACAATTGACCTACTGTGTTACCAGTTGGATCAGCAATGAACAACGGACGACCATTAGTATCAGTAATGTTAGCCAATTGATTCCACAAAGTAGCGTTATTTACATAGATTGCAGATTTAGCAGCATAGCTTGAATGAATCTTAGCCAATGCACCAGTTACATCCTTATATGAAATGTTTCCAGTATACTGAGCAACTTGAGGTGTACCAGCTTCCGCTTTCAATTGAACTTCTACCCCTTTAGGTGATTTAACTCCATCGCCTTGGTGTGCTGCAATTCCTAATGCTACACCGATACGATCAGCTAATTCCTGTGTTAGGAATGAAATAAAGTCAGATTCAGACATTGATTTCATTTTCCAAGTCAATGTAGCTACTTTGTTTAATTCAAAGCCTTTTAATACTAATTGACCAAAACTATTTTGTTCATCATCTGCTTGACTGGATTCATCTACCCACTGAGCATCACCGGATACGATACCATCATGCTTATTGATTGTTAATGTCCCACGCACATTGTAGCCTTTCATGTCAGCAAACAATGGATATTGCTCTTCAGCAATCTTGAAAATTCCGTCTACAACTGTATCAGGAATTAATGTGCCTGTATTTTCTGTTGAATGTGAAAATGCAGCATTTTCTTTAACAAATACCTCATTTTCTGCTGGTGTTAATTTCTTTCCTAACATTGTTTTTGCGAAAGCATCAACATAGTTAGCCTTCTTAATTGTGTTATCTACTTTTCCCAATTTGATTTCATCTCCCAAGTTTTTATTTTCTTTTGCTAAATCATCAATTTTAGCTGGTTTGTCGTCTAAAGCTTTTAAGTTAGCTTCAGCAACATTCATTTTTTCAATCTTTTCATCAATTTTTTTAATTTCGTCCATTTTCTTTTGTGCTTCATCAGCTTTTGCGTTTGCAATATCTTTTTTAGCATTAGCCATCAAATCAGCACGTTGCTTCAATAATTCATCTTTTTTCATTTATAATTCGCTCCCTTTCAGCTCTAAATACTCCATTTGAGCATTTAAAAGAGTCATATCAGTTTGACATGACTCCGTGTTTTCCTTATTCTGTTTATTTTCAATTGCAAGTTTTAATTTAGCCTTAGCATCATTACTGATTCGAGGTGTTAAATTTAAACTTGCGGTCATTGCTAATTTTGGTTTCTCATTGTCCCCTATCAGGCTATCTGCTAAACCTAATTCAATAGCTCTATCAGCTCCAATCCATGTTTCAGCTTTCATTAGCTCTAACATTTCATCTGCTGATTTACCAGTTTTTTCAGCATATAGCTTAGCAATAGCCTGATCAGTTTCATTTAACATTTGTAAACCACTATTGAAATCATCTGCATTGCCAGCTATTCCAGCACTAGCACGATGTATCATTAACTGTCCTAGCTTTCCAATTTCAACTGTATCTCCAGCCATTGCAATTACACTAGCTGAACTGGCAGCCAATCCAACAATTTTAGTAGTCACATTCCCTTTATAATTTGATAGCATTGTATAAATTTCACTTGCTGAATCGACATCACCACCCTGCGAGTTGATTTCAATTTCTATATCGTCTCTTGCTTGATTTAAAATTGCCTGAACCTGTTTAGGTGATGTGTAATCCATTTCGAGATAATCATAAAACCAACCATCATCATTGTTCACGATTACCCCTTTAATTGGTACTGTTGTCATGTTTCCTCACCACCTTTCGATTGTGAGTTGTCATTAACTTTAGCTGTATCGAGCCTTAGTAGCATTTCATCTCCACCATCAACTGGACTAAGATTAAAATAACCACGTACTTCATTTCTACTCATGATTCCACGGTCAACCATTTGAACGAGTGATAATTTAGTCTGCATTGAAGCATAACTTAAATTACTTGATTCAAAAATAATTTGATTCCCTTGTAATCTTTGCGCCCTTGTAAATAATTTTAGCGTATACTGTTCACTTAATTGTCTTAAAATTGGTTCAATTTGTGACTCGTAATAACTAATCCATTGATTTTCACTGTAATTAGCTTGCAGAACATTAATATTGGTATGAAATAGTGAGTAAATACGCTGAACAGTTGCATCCATTTGCTTTTCGTTTGGTACATAATCCTTAGGTTCGATTTGAATTGCATCTGCTTTGGCATCAACACCAGCAACTCCAAGTGAGTCATTATTAGCTGTTTTTAGATATGTTGTCGTAAATTGATCCACATTCTTTTTAATATCCTCAGGCCGTAATGTCTGATTAAATTTCAATAGCCAGCGAACCATTGCTGAGTTTTTAATGGCTGATACTATGCCTTCGTCAATCGTTGTTACGACCTGCATTAATGGCTCTAATGTACGTATGATAGGCGTTCCAAAAATATCATTAGCACTAAAATCTTTTCTCAAATGAATTAGGTCATTGTAGCTAAAGGTGTAAATTGTACCGTTTCGCATATAAAATCTGATATACAGATTTCCTTGAGTATCCTGCAAAGCTTCAAATGAATTAGCCACAATTGGCCAGATTGAAATCGGTAATCCATTAGTATCTCTACTAATAACCGCAAACGCATTATTGTTTAATTCTAATTGAGTGATTAATTTTTCTTGTAACATTTGACCACTCATGATTGGATTTGGTTCGCTGAGTAGAACTGCAATGTATGCATCCGGATTAACTTCTTTGTTGTCGTTTTTATCATTTCTGATATGCTTAGCGACAGACTTTCCAATCGTTTGAGCCTTAACCTGAACTGCTGATCTGATTAAATCAGATTCATAAAGCTTACCATTCCAACCAAAAAAGCCATTAGCATAATCAGTAACTAATTTGTACTGATTTGTAACGACTTTTTCAGCAGTATTCTTTTTTTTAAAATTAAATAGTCCCAATTTTCAACCTCCTTTCTAAATTACTGATTCATATTCAGCCTGTTTTCTTTCATATATCACATAAGCGTCTAATAGACTTGCTAGTCCATCAATTCGTTTGCGTTGATTTTTTCCTTTGTGCGGCTGTATGTTTCCATTTTTATCAGTTTCAGCAATCGTGTTTGATAAACACCATTTTAAAATCGGATTATTGTTATATACGATTTTTTTACTGATTAGGTCAGCGCCTAAGTCTTTCATAGGGCTACTTAGCGTCCGCATACCCTGAATGACAGCTTCAAATGTCTGTTCACCGAATACCTGTTTCAATTCGTTGACTAAATAAGTAGCTGACCAACCATCATAACCCCCAGCGAATAGGTAAATATCATATTTGTTTTGTATTTCCAAAAACCATTCGACTATGTCGTGATAATCAACTTTATTGCCTTGACTAGTCCGTAGCAATTCCTGCTCTTTCCAAAGCAAGTAGGGTATTTTATCCTCATTAGCACGATCTTCTAAAATGTCCTCAGGCAACCAATACATTTGCTTGACATATATTTTTCCATCGTCAGGGACTTTAAATATAACTGTCGCACACGTTAAGTCAGTAGTCTTTGATAAATCAATACCAGCAATACCATACCGAGGTTTTAACTTAGCTAGGTCATAAGTTTCTTCATTATTTAACTCGTCAAAACTTAGCCATGTGTCAGTTGCAGTTTCACGAATATTGAACTCTTTGCACACTAAATTTTTAATTAATCGACTATTTTGTTTAGCTTTTGCAACTTTTTCAGCCAATGTTTTGACATTTTTAATTGTGCCTAAGCCCGGATTAGCTTTAATCCAACAAGATTCATCTTTCCATTCTTCTTTTTTATCTAACTCATAAATAAAAAATATAGAACGTTTATCTTTATAGCCATCTTTTTGACTATAACCGTTAATAGTCATACCTGCTTCATCATAGATTTGATCATATATATCTTCTCTAATCACACCAGCTGTTGATGTTACAAAAATCAAAGGTTCATCACGTGCAGTGACACCATCGGCAATAATGTTATATAGGGCTTCACCGTTTCTCCATTGGTGTATCTCATCCATTAAAGCACAATGTACATTCAATCCATCAAGTGAGTTAGTATCACTTGCTAGCGCCTTGAACGTGCCATTATTGAAGTTCTCACTTGATAATTGGCTAATCGTAGGCTTAATCCTCTTTCTCAACGCTGGCGACTTATTAACCATTCGTTTTGATTCTTCCCAGATAAT